CCCGTCTTTTCACCCAACGCCTTTGCCCATAGTTTCCAAGCGTGTTTCATACTGTCCACTCTTTTGGTGGTAATGAAACTAATCTTCGCGAGACAGGGAAACCATCTATCGCGATAGACCTCTTACATACCTTTGACCACTCGTCTGCGCGTTGCCAATCTATACCAGTTGTGTAATGGAGAGTCTGCCATGCGCTATCGCCAACACGTTCTTGCATTAAATAAATAACTTCGTTCATGCTGCTTCCTTACCTCGTATCTTACTAAAGTTTTTGTCTTTGTAGAATTCTATCTTAGAATCAAACTTGCCGTCTAACTCTTCACGCTTGTGTGAAATAATGAAGACGCTTGTGTCCTCGCCTAAAGTGTGGATGATTTTCAACAGGTTTTCAATCCCTGCCTCGTCCAATGATGAGTCGAATGTCTCATCCAATACCAGTAGGTTAGTTGATATGCTGTTCTTCATTTTTGCTACCTGTCGCCAAGTAAACAATAGTGCAAGGTCAATGCGTTGCTTCTCGCCTTCACTGAAAGAGTCGTAAGTAAACGAGTCTCTGTGCCGTGAACGGATAGTTTCATTGAATGAACCATCAAGGTCAAAGTGGACATAGAAGTCCAGTATGGTTAGATACTGGTTGACCAGTTTGTTTATGACAGGGAGATACTGTTTGATGATCTTTGTCTTGATACCTGTGTCTTTGAGCATCTCACTGATGACCGAATTGTATGAGTGCTGGTCATTCAGTTTGTTACGAGTTTCCATAAGAGCGTGATACTCTTTCATCAAGGCATCATAGTCATCGTTTGCTTTCGCAAGGTCAGAATGCTTGTCAGACAGTTTATCAGTATCGCCATTCATCTTATCAATGTTTTTATTGAGAGTAGTTATGGTCTGTAAATTTATCTGTACGTTCTGCAACATAGTTGCAATGTCAGACATCTTCTCTTGGAGAGTCGTGATGGTTTCGGAAGTATCATCATACTCCTTTACTACCATATCAGAACCAGTTTGCAGTTCACCCGCTTTGTCCTTTGCCTCACCAAGTTTTGTAGTCTTCAGTTCCTCACTAATATCCTGATGACAGGTGGGACAGTTCTCATTATTCTCGTAGAACTTTGCTTCCTTGACAAGCGCAGTGATTTTAGTCTTGAACTCTGACTTGTATGAATGCAACTGCTGCAACTTCTCAGTATTCGTGTGCAGTTGTGGACGAAACTCTTCTTCAAGTTTCGCTGCTTGTTGCTGATAAACAGCATTCTTATTGACCAGTTCCTCTATATCTTTCTTTGCTTCTTCAATGAAGGTTTCTTTCTCTTTCTTCGCATCACTGTTTATCTTAGAAACATCACGGAGATACTTTTTCTGTGCCTCAGTTTTAGTTTCATTTATCTCTATAGAATGATATGCCTGATTAACTTTCTCCTTGAGGGCAGCAGACTGCTCCTTGAGAAGAGAGTTCATCTTAGAGAATACATTAATGTCTAATAGGTCTTCAATGACATCCCTGCGTTGTGCTGTACTCAGTTGCATGAATGGAGTGAATGAAGATGAACCAAGTATAACAACCTGATGGAAAGTCTTGTGACTTAACTTCAAGATGTTCTGTTCAAGTATCTTCTGGTACTCTTTGCTGTGGGAGTTCTGGTTTAATACTGTACCGTCTTTGAAGATTTCAAAGAGTGCTGGTTTCAGTCCTCGCCTTACTTTGTAAGTTGATGCTCCGACAACGAAGACGATCTCAACCTCAGTGCCTTTGTTGTTGATGCTATTAACAAGTTGTGGTTTGTTGATGTTACGATGCGACCTACCAAACAACCCGAACGAGATAGCGTCTAACATAGTAGACTTACCAGCACCGTTGTCTCCAACGATGAGCGTGTGTCTATCCTTGTTGAGATTGATAGTTGTCCAGTTGTCGCCCGTACTAAGGAAGTTGCGATATCTTACACTTTGAAACTTAATCATTACGCGACCTCCATACTCTGTGCTTCTTTCATCAGTTCTGATAGTTCCATTTTAATACGGTCTTTATCTAATATGGTCTCAACATTATCAACGTACTGATTCAACAGTTCGCTGGTGTCCTCAACCTCAAGTCCTTCGTCATTCACGTTGTCGCTACTGAACTCAGAGAAGTCCTCTTGAATTTTTAACTCATGTATTTTTCTTTGTTGTATCCTATCAAGGAATCGGTCAAAGGTGAACGCATCGTTCTTGTTGATTACGACAACCTTTACAAATTTGTTGTCCAAATATTCCACAGAAAAATTATTATAATCATGCTTGGTATCATCATACCGTATGCGCTCAAACAACGTGACGGGATTACGAACTGGCAAAAGTTGCCTAGTCTGCGTGTCAAGGACATGAAAGAATTTATCATCGTGTGCGTCATTCCAAAAGAACTCCATTTGTGAACCAAGATAGTGAATATTCTCTTGATTTGATTTAGCGTGATAATGACCTGACATAACTAAATCAAATCGCTTGAGATTGTCCGAGGTCATTCCGTGTGTGCATGGGACTCCACGCATCATATCAAAACCGATAAGTTCAAAGTGTCCACCGATAACATCAGCAGAACAATTCTTGAGGAAGGTTTGAATCTTATCCTCATTGTCCTGACATATCCAAGGGACAAGTCCTATCTTCATACCGTCATAGTCTAACACCGTTGGTTCTTCTACGATGTTGACTTCGTTCATGTAATGACCAAGCAACTCTTTGAGGGAGTTCAGGTCATTGGTATTCTTGTAATAGGTGTCGTGATTCCCTGGGATGATATCCATAGTGATACCATACTCACGCAGTTTCTCAAGGAAGTGTTTGCGGTTAGCATTCAGTGCTTTGAAATTTATAAATCTGCGATTTTCGTAATAGTCTCCAAGATGGATAATATGCTTTATATCATTTTTAATGAGATACGGAAAGAATATATCTGTATAAAATTCTTCCTGATAGTTGATAAAGATATCACTGCTGCCTCTAATGCCGCAATGTGTGTCATTTAGTAAAGCGATCTTCAAGTTTATTCCTCAATAAAATCTGTAAGGTCAGAGTCTGTAGACTTCTTTTTGTTTGACAGTCTCTTCTTCTTATAATACTCAAACTTCTGGTCTTTTTCTTTCACTTCGTCAATCCTTTGTCGTAAATTATCAACAAAAGACTGCACCGCCTTTGCCACTTCAGGGTCTTCGTCAGGGTCTACCATAAATTCGTCAAGGGCAGATTCGGCAATATATTTAAGTTTGACATCTTGCTGTTTCTTTTCTTTGGCGATCCTCCGTAGGAAGGCATACCATGCTATTTGAGTAAAGTATCCGAATGCGTTAGGTTTGCCCTTGCGTGTTGCTGCTTCCACATTATAGTTACCTATAGCACGAAGGCAGTTTTCTACAGCATCCATAACCATTTCATCGCGATAGGTATAACGAACAAAGTTCGATTTGTGTGACAGTCCTTCACATATCTTCAATAAACAGTTTGCGATATAGTCCCCCACAACAGGAATTGGTTTCCCCTCTGATACTGCTTTTTGTGATGATTTTGCAAACTCTACAACCGCATCACTGAAATCAGAGTTGTTGACATAGTGGGGTTTTTCGCGAGGTTTTAACTTCTTAGGTGCTGCGGTTTTTTCGGTCATACTTAAAATTCCTTATTACTCAATCTGAATACTCTATTATAAGCATTCAGACTAAGATGTCAAGGGAATTTTTAATCTTCGGTGAGCAGTTGGATATTATTTTTGGGGGTAAATGGAATAACATTAAGACTATCTGTACGAAGTTCAGTTTCAACATTATCTTCAGGTTTTGCTGTATCTGCCATGTATTTAATGATTTCCTTTAGAGAAGTAGTATACTGATCGACCACGATTGGCGCAGGAGTGGTAACAGAAAGTATACTAACTGGATTAATAACACTCATTTTGTGCATATCATCGATGTATGATATCCAAGGTTTTAGGACATAATATGACTTATTCTCTTCCACATCAAAGTCGTTATCATAGGTTCGCCTGTCGATTTCTAGTATGCAGTTCGCTTCTATTAATTCGTCATCTTGCCAAAGTATTATATTAGCGAGTACTTCGGTGCCATTTGAAAATCTAATCTGTTGTATGTTAAGTTCTTCTTCTTCTTTCATAGTAACACCTTGTGTATGTCAAAGTCAAACTGCTCTCTCTTGTAGATTTTGATTCTCTCTGCTGAGTGATTGAGGGTGTAGTTCTTCTTCGATTCCCATTGAAGGTCATCTGCGATATCAATTAACTTAGTTTCTACGCCATTATCAGACTTACGCAAACCTCGACCAATTGATTGTAGTACTCTCACCTGAGACTTAGATGGTGAGGCGAAAATGATATTATGTAGGTTCTTTATATTTATACCCGTTGAGAACGTCCCCATAGAGGCAACGATGATTGCACCATCGCTTCCGTCCACGATACCTCGTATTGCTTCACGGTCAGAGACATCCGTCCCACCATGCACATAATAAGAGTTATCGTTTAACTTCTTGATAGACTTGTATAGTCCCTCACCATGCTTCTCTACGAACTGGAACAATACCAGTGTGTTGCCCTTTTGCGTCACTGCAAGATTTCGTATTAGTTTGTTGCGCCCTTCGTGTGTAACAAGATAGTCAACTTCTTCTTGGTAGTTTAGTTTACTGACAATTTTTCTACTGAGTTCAGGATACTCTACCACAAGGATATCAATCTTTAGTTTAGCAAGCGTACCACTGTCCTGGAGGTCGCGTGTGAAGGTCACTTGTTTAGTCGGGCCAAAGAGACCTTCTAACACTAACTTGTTCACCTGAGTCCCGTCAAGCGTCCCTGTGGTGCCAAAACGATAGGATGCGTTGGTACATTTGTCCATTAGAGTAGTGAGAGACTTTGCTTTGAACAAATGGCACTCATCACCAAAGACACAACCGAATTGCTCAAACCAAGGTTTTCCCAGTTTGTAAACAGACTGCCATGTGGTTATGATAACGCGCTTATTAGTTATTTTATCCTTACCAGAATAAATTCGGTGGACTTCTTTCTCTGAGTCAAACCCATAATCATCAAAGTCTTTATACATCTGCTCAACGAGAGATGTAGTAGGCACAACAATTAACACCTTGCTTTCGTATTCTTCAAGGAACCATCGCATAAGATTGTAGATAATGAACGACTTGCCCGAACCAGTCGGGGATAAAAGCACCGCTCGCTTTCGCTCTATCGCGTGAACAATCGCGTCATATTGGTATGGGCGAGGTTCAAAGGTAGATTTGTATGACGCAATTTCTTTCACCATAACCTGATGGTCAACAGTGTTCTTTGCGTTTGGTAGTCCATAGGCAGACTTCTTGAGTGCCATATGATAGTGACGGTCTGCACAGAAGCGACAGAGTTTTGCGTAGAGTCCTACATGCAGTTCACAAGTTAGCATGTTGAATAACCGTATCTTACCATCCCACTGTCCACGCCTAACGATAGGCATAAACTTCGCACCAGGAACATCAAAGCAGAAATAATCAGATAGTTCTTGGCGAACACTAGGTTCGCAAAGGATTGCCATTTGCGAATGGTTTTGCATTTGAATAGTTATTATGTTGCTACTCATTTATTTTACTCGCCCCAATGTCTCCAATCACCATCATGCTCAAATTCAGTTTTCGTCACATCATTCCAAATGCCATCCGAGTTCAATTTAAACATCCCGATATACTTATAAGGCTGCGTAGAGGGTGTCCATTCGTGAGGTTCAATAACACTCAGGAATGTTGTGTTGTCTTCTCTTTGATATTTAAAATATATCTTATTGGGTTTCATATCAAACTCCTGCCTCAAATTTCCTTGCTTCAATAATGTTCTTCACAGTTTGGTGTCGCCATTTCAAAGTATCAACCATTTCCTTCAAAGTCTCTATCATTGTCTTGTAATAATAGACTCTTGATTCGCTATCTATTATTTCGGGGTCAGACTCAACATAATATTTGAGGTCGCCCTTCATAACCTTTAGACCGTCAAAGGGATCGTCTGCCCAGTTGTTATAGCGTATTTCTTCCTGAGACATTTTTCCATTGAACCACAACCACTTCTTTTTCAGTAGTATGTTCTGTTTGTCTTCAGTTCGTTTGAGTAGAAACTTTGCTTGCGTGAGGTATCCCAGATACTTAGCGTGTAGTTTGGGAGTGTTGCGGGATGCTTCATCTAGTTTATGCTCAATTTCACAGTCTTGAGACCATTGCTCAAGTATATCATCTAAATCCATATAATCTCTTTAAATTATTTCAAAATAAGAAAATCTAAATTCCGCATTAAAGGTGAGAAACTCTACACCTGAGTTAGTTGCTTCCATAGAAACATCTCCTATACTAACTGGGACACAATCTCGGTATTTAAATTCTACATTCTTGTTGTTAGAGTTTGAGAGTGCAGTGATAACGATATCGGAATAAGTTGCCGTTGGCGAACTACTCCGACTATAAGCATCACGCGCATTCACTTGCTCTGTGTTAACAAGTCTTAACATCCATTCATACATTTCAATATATGACTTGAAGTCTTCGTCAAGAAGCACATCCATAGTCAGGGAACCATATGTCATGGTATTTCCTGGCATCGGCACACCACCAATACGGGAGAACGGAACTTCTGCTGGACTATTGCTTGCTCCTGGGTGATTTACTCGCTGCACGAAGAAACGCAGATTTGAGTAGTTCTGTCGGTCTATTACAACTCTAAACGATGTGGGTTGAAATAGATTAATATTTTCTGATAAATTATTCAAGGGTTTTCCTATTCATTACACACTATTATAAGCATTCGGAATGAGAATGCAAGTACTTTATTAACAGTCCCACGCCTTTCGAGACCAGTAATTTGCTTTAGTCTTATCCTTGCCACCGCCCTCAATACCAGCAGACCTTGCACAATAGGATTTCTTGTTTGATTTCTGATCCTTCTTAATACTCATACTCTTATCGCCAAAGTTCACTTTCTTGACGTTACCAGTACTGGGGTCTTTAACAAACACTTTAGACTTTTTAACATCACCACTCATAGGTTTATTGAGGGCAACAGTTTTGCCCTGATAGGTCGCTTCTCTGATGTCTTTAAATGATTTCATTGATAATCTCTATTGTTTATCTTTATTTATATTACCTATTTATTTAGGCATAAAAAAAGGCAACCCGATGGGTTGCCAATAAAAGTGGTGGCTTTAGATGCCACTCTTTTTATAGTAAGTGACTCTTAGAATATCCAAGAGTCCTTTTCTATTT